GCAAAGAAAAGAGCTGCAGCTGCACAAGCACAAAGAGATGAAATACGCAACACTACAAGAGAGATAAATAACTTAAAGTGCGAAATGCATGAGATTAAAAATCTTTTAAACAAATTAGTAGAGAGTAAACAATAATGGCACTATTATCGACACAAGTACTTCCTGATAATACACTTGAGGAATTCAGAATTGAGTTTAATAAACTGGTTACTGATGTCTCAGGGTTATCATTAGGAAACACTTTTGATACTCAAATAATTTTTGAGGGTACAACAGATGATACCTTTGAAACTGCGATTAGTGTTACTGACCCAACCGCAGATAGGTCTATTGTATTTCCAAATGCTTCTGGTAATGTTCTTTTAGATAGCACAAATATTGCTCTTGGTGATAATATAGAGATTCAATTTGGCGATGGTACAGATTTAAAAATATTTCATAACGGCTCAAACAGTATCATAAGAGATAACGGCACAGGTGCATTATTTTTAGAAGGTAGTACAGTTTCTATTCGTGATGAAGCTTCTAGTGAAACAATGGCAGACTTTGTATCTGATGGTGCAGTAAGTCTTTATTACGACAACTCTGCTGTCCTTGCTACTGCTTCTGGCGGTGTTTCGGTAACAGGAACTTTAACCACAAGTGGTATTCTCAAAACAGATGATACTACAGATGCAACATCTACTACAGACGGATCACTACAAACAGACGGAGGTTTATCAGTAGTCAAAGATATTGTTGTTGGCGATGACATTAGAATGTTAAGTAATAGTGCCCAAATAGCTTTCGGTGTTAGTGCAGAAATTAATATGACGCACGTTCAAAATACAGGACTTACTATAACTCACAACCAAGCTGGTAACGGCGCACCAATGGTTCTACAGTTAAAATCTGAAGAAGATGCGATTATTGCTGACGAAGTTATTGCGTCACTTGAATTTGCAGCTGGTGACTCAGATGGTACGGACGGTGCAACAGTTTCAGCTGGTATTCACGCAATCGCAGAGGGAACATTCTCTGCATCTGCAAACGCAACTAAATTAGTATTTACTACTGGTGTATCTGAAACTGCAGCTGCATCTGCAACTGCAAAAATGACATTAAGTTCTGCTGGATTACTTACGATTGCAGATGACTTTATAATTAAAGATGCTGGAACTATCGGTTCTGCATCTGATACTGACGCAATTTCAATATCTTCTGGTGGTGTTGTAAATATTTCTGCAACAACAGCAAATACTAGTGCATCTGATGGTGCATTAACTGTTGCTGGTGGTTTAGGTGTTGCTGCTGATGCAAGTATTGGAGATGATCTAAGACTTATCTCAGATTCAGCTGTTCTTTCATTCGGTGCAGATTCAGACACAACATTAACACATACAGATGGAAGTGGTCTGACACTCAACTCAACAAATAAATTAATGTTCAATGACGCTTCACAATTTATTCAAGGTGCAAGTGCGACAGTCCTAGATATTGCTGCTACAGATGAGATTGAACTTACTGCTACTTTGATTGATGTGGTGGGCAATCTTGCTGGTTCTGGAACAGGTACTTTTGGTGGTATTCTTAAAACAGACGATACCACAGAAGCTACCAGTACAACAGACGGTTCGTTACAAACAGATGGTGGTCTGTCAGTCGCAAAAGATATAGTTGCTGGTAATGATGTTAAACTATTATCAGATTCAGCTGTTCTTTCTTTTGGCGCTGATAGTGAAGTTACATTAACTCACGTTGCTGACCAAGGATTAACATTAAAGAATACAAATACTGGTGATGACAAACCTATTATTCTTACTTTACAAACTGGCGAAACCGACATGGCCGCTGATGAAGTTTTGGGTGAAATCAGATTCCAAGCTCCAGATGAAGGTACTGGTACAGATGCTATATTAGTCGCAGCTGCAATTTCTGCTAGGTCAGAAGGAGACTTTAGTTCTTCAAGTAACGCAACTAAATTAAGTTTTCAAACTGGTGCTTCAGAAGCTGCATCTGAAAAAATGATTTTAGCTTCTGATGGTGATCTTTCGTTATTAACAGATACAGTTGCTCTAAAATTTGGTGCTGATTCAGAAGTTAGTTTAAATCATGTGCATAATGTCGGGTTGCACTTAATTGGAACAACAGCAACCAACTCCTATACCGAATTAAAATTAACTGATGGAAACGCTGGTTACGCTTGGCAAGTTAGGTCAGACGCAGCTCAATCAATATCTACAGGTTCATTTGTACTTAATGATGTTGATACTGGAAGTTTTCCTGTTGTTATAAATGAAGGCAACGCCACAAATACGCTAGTAGTTACAAGCAGTAAAGTAGGTATAGGTAATACTGCTCCAGCAACTAAGTTAGATGTAGCTGGCAATATTCGTTTTTCAGCAGGAGATCCTGTTTTAGAGTTTAACAGTGGTGGCCCGCAAATTTATGTAACGGCTTCTAACACACTTCAATTTGCTACTGGCGGTGGAATAGGCTCTGCAACTGAACGTATGCGTATTGATTCAGGTGGCAATGTGTCTATTGGAGAATCTAGCACAACAGCTAGACTTAATGCTTACAAAGCAAGTAATGTATATGCAGAACTAGGGACTGCAACTAACGGGCATTTTTTTAGTGCTCAAAGTGATGACAACACCGATGCGTTTGAAATTTTTCAACAACATGGCTCAAACACTACACGAATGAGTTTTATTGTAAATGATAATCGTACTGGCTCAAAATCAGCAGCATTTTCAGTTAGAGGAGATGGGGCTGTAGCAGTAGCAGGTGCGCTTTCTAAAGGTTCTGGTTCTTTTAAGATTGACCACCCGCTTGAGTCTAAAAAAGACACTCATTATTTAGCACACTCATTTGTAGAAGGCCCACAAGCTGATAACATTTATCGCGGTAAAGTTAATTTAGTAAATGGAACATCGACAGTAAATGTAGATACTGTTGCAAATTTAACAGAAGGTACGTTTGTAGCACTTAATCGTGATATACAATGTTTTACAACAAATGAGACAGGTTGGACTGCTGTCAAAGGCTCTGTATCAGGCAACGTGCTAACGATTAATGCACAAGACAATACATGCACAGACACAATTTCGTGGTTAGTGATTGGGGAAAGACAAGACCCTCACATGTATGAGGTAGATTGGACAGACAAAAATGGTAAGGTAATTACTGAACCACTAAAAGAGGAAAGCTAATGGCTAACACATACACATGGGAATTTGTGCAACTAGATACAGCACCTACGGAAGGCTCACTTAGTGATGTAGTTAAATCCATACACTGGCGTATTACTGGCGTAACCGATGATTATAACGCGCTAAGCGGAAAAGGCCATATAACTTCAATCTACGGACAAGCAACCATAGGTGCTGCAGATGCAGACAGCTTTACAGCGTTTAATAGCTTGACTGAGGATTGGTGCAAGACACAAACGCTTGCAGCTTTAGATAAAACTGAAGCAGAGTTAAAGGCTGATATAGATGCACAATTGACAGAGTTAGACACGCCTACTAGCGTAGGTAAACTACCTTCATCTTGGTAATTGGGAACACAATAGCAAACGCTTAACCACATCAGAAAGTTAGGGTACAACCTTTGAACCTTATAAATATGTAGAAAAGGGAAAGAAGTATGGCAGTTCCATCAACAAAAGCTACATTAAAAACATACTGCCTAAGAGCTTTAGGTTTCGGTGTTATTGATATAAATGTTTCAGACGACCAAGTGGACGACCGTTTAGACGAAGCACTTCAATATTTCGCACAATATCATTATGATGGTATTGAAAGAATGTATCTCAAACATCTTATCACAAGTGCTGACGTTACTCGCGCAAGAGGAAACTCAGACGCTACTGCGACAGATGTGGTGGACACCAGTGTAACTGCAACTTGGAGTGAAGGAAACAATTGGATTCCTATTCCAAACTCTGTGGTATCTGTTACCAGAGTATTTCCGTTTACTGACACAGGTGGTGGCAGTAATATGTTTGATGTTCGTTATCAATTACGATTGAATGACCTATATGATTTTTCTTCAACTTCTGTTATTCAATATGAAATGACAATGCAGAATCTAGATTTTCTAGAACACATTCTTGTGGGAGAAACACCCATTCGTTTTAACCAACACCAAAATCGTCTTTACGTTGATATGGATTGGGAAAACGATATAACTGCTGACGTAGACTATATGATTATCGAATGTTATCGGAAGCTTGACCCAAATTCATTTACAGATATTTACGATGACATTTACTTAAAAAGATATGCAACTGCACTTATCAAAAGACAGTGGGGTGCAAACTTGTCTAAGTTCTCAGGGGTTGCAATGTTAGGTGGTGTCACTATGAATGGTGAAACCATATTCAGTCAAGCAACAGAGGAATTAGAAAAACTAGAAGAACAAATACAATTAGCATTTGAGCTCCCAATCAATTATATGATAGGATAACAGATGGCAATTAATTCGTTTTTCCATACAAGTAATGTCGCCGCAATAGCAACTGAACAATCTCTCTACAGCGATCTTATAAAAGAAGCAATACAGATTTATGGCCATGACGTTTATTATCTTGATCGCACATTAGTTGCAGAAGACACTATACTAGGCGAAGATTCACTTTCTAAGTTTACACAACAACACCCTATAGAAATGTACATTGAAGATTCAGAGGGTGGGTTTGCAGGCGAAAAAGAAATAATGAGTCAGTTTGGTTTAGAAAATTTAAGTGAAGTTACTTTCGTTGTAAATAAAACAAGATTTCAAGAACTAGACCGACAGATGCAAATAGAAACTGCAACAGATACAACTTCTGGCGGTTCTATATTATTAGAGTCAGGAACGATAGACCAATCAGATAGTTCTACTACTCTGTCAACTGCATCGGGCGATTCTAATTTTTATATTATACAAGACACATCTGCGACAGACGCAGACAGACCAAATGAGGGAGATGTAGTATATCATCCTGTACTTGACAAAATGTTTCAAGTTAATTTCGTAGACCACGATGAGCCATTTTATCAACTGGACAACAATCCAGTTTACAAACTAAGATGCCGTCTGTATGATTATAGTGCAGAAGTTATTGATACAGGTATTGCAGACATTGATGCGATTGAAGATGAACTATCAACAAATGCATTAATCTATCAATTTACATTGGAACAATCTTCAGCGGTAACAGAAAACATAAGACTTGAGATGGGAACTGGTGATGATGCAGGGTTACTACTTGAAGAAACAGATGGTGATAATATCCTTGGTGAAAGTGATACTACCTCTGTGGGTGAAAGTATACTCATTGAAAACTCAGCTGATACAGGAGACAATTCTTATCTCATACAAGAGGACTATATAGTAGGAGATATGTCGACTGATAAGACTGCACAAAATGAGTTGTTTAATACACAAAGCGCGACAGTTCTAGATTTCAGCGAATCAAACCCATTTGGAGATGTAGGGAGTAATACATAATGCTAGGACAACAATTTTATCACGAAAGTATACGAAAGGTTATTGTTTCATTTGGAACAATGTTTAACAACATAAATCTTGTTCGTAAAGATAATTCTGGAAACATAACTCAATCTATGAAAGTTCCTCTTGCGTATGGCCCAAGAGAAAAGTTTTTAGTGCGACTGAATGAAGATGCAGACCTAACTAAACAAGTTGCGATTACTTTGCCTCGTATTGGATTTGAGATTCAAAACTTAGAGTACGATTCAGCAAGAAAACTAAATCGTGTTCAACGATTTAAAAAAGTTAAAGGTGCAGAAGCTAAACAATTAGACGCACAGTATATGCCTGTACCGTACAACCTTTCTATAGAGTTGTACATTATGGCAAAACAATCTGATGACGCATTACAAATTGTAGAACAAATTCTTCCATACTTCCAACCAGACTATACATTGACAATTAATGATAATGTTGCGATGGATAGTAAAAGAGATGTTCCTATTGTACTAAATTCTATTTCGTATGAAGATAATTATCAAGGAGACTTTACAACTCGTAGAGCATTGATATACACTTTGTCATTTACTGCGAAGTTTTATTTGTATGGCCCCGTCACTTCTAGTAAGGTTATTAAAACTGTACAGGTTGACCAATACACTGACGTAGAAGTTAATTCGCCGAAGAGAGAACAAAGACTTACAGTTACACCGAATCCAACAAGTGCTGATGCAGATGATGATTTTGGATTTAACGAAACTACATCTTTCTTTGAAGATGCAAAAGACTTTAATCCAGTAACAGGTTCAGATGAATAAAGAT